ATATACATGGTCATCATCAATGAAGTCTATGGGTGCGACATTCCAAGAACACAGAGTGATATACCAGAACAATCCTGTTTTGAGATGGTGTCTTGCAAACACAGCAGCCAAAGCACTCAATCGAGACGGAATTGAAACAATCCAACCTGTCAAAATACATCAGACAAAGAGAATTGACGGAATGGTTTCTTTGTTAAATGCGTGGGTTGTGTATGACAAAAAATATGAAGAATACATTCCGTATTTAAGGTGAAGAAATGAGTATATTGGATATTTTCAGACCATTGAAAAAATCGTCTGTTCAGACATGGAAAGAACTCGGCACATACCAGAGTTTTTTTTCTGTTTTTGGCACAGATGCATATAACAGTTCGCTTGTTCGGTCATGTATCAGACCACTTGCAGATTTCTCGAGCAAGGCAGAAGCCAAATGCTCTGATGCCAATCTTGAGAGAATGCTTAATTACAGACCCAATATTTACATGAACGGACATGACTTTCTCTATAAGATAAGGACCAGACTTGAGATTCTGAACACAGCATTCATCTATATTGAACGTAATGACAGACTTCAAGTTGTTGGATTGTATCCTGTGCCTTATTCATATTTTGAAGCTGTTGAATTTGCCAATGGTTTATTTATTAAGTTTTATTTTTCAAGTAATGCTGTCAGAGAACTAACACTTCCTTGGTCTGATTTGGCTGTTTTAAGAAAAGACTACAACAAGAGTGACATAGCCGGTGATGACAACGCTTCAATAATAAAAACAATTCAGTTGCTTGAAACAACAAACGAAGGACTTGCGAACAGCATCAAATCAACAGCAAACCTTCGTGGAATCTTAAAAAGCACTAAAGCAATGTTGGCATATGAAGACATCAAGAAGCAGAGAGATGACTTTGTGCGTGATTACTTGAATTTAGAGAATGAAGGTGGAATTGCTTCTCTGGATTCAACGCAGGACTTCACACCAATTGAGATGAAGCCAATCACAGCCACCTATGAACAGCAGAAAGAAATCAGAGAGAACATTTACAGATACTTTGGTGTCAATGACAAAATCATAACAGGAGACATCACAACAGAAGAACTTGAGAACTTTTACAAGTTAAGAATCGAGCCATTCTATATTGCGTTGTCACAGGAACTGTCAAGCAAGATATTTCAAGGCAAGTCAGCAGCATACGCAAGGAATAAAATCACATATATGTCAGAACAGGGTCAGTTCATGACAATGGCACAGAAGATTGAGATGTTCAACAAGGTTGTGCTATACGGTGGAATGCTTATTGATGAGTGGAGAGCAATGATTGGTCTTGGTCATATCGAAGGTGGAGATGTTCCTATCAGAAGACTAGACACAGCAGAAGTCAATACACAGACAGTTGATGAAGTTAGTGAAGAAGGAGATACAAATGAACAAAATGAAACGTGACTTTGAATTCGAAGTCAGAGCAGAGCATGACGAAGAACATGGTGACTATTTAGCAGGAAGACCTATTGTTTACAATGTCATGACCAACATTGGTGGAATGTTCAATGAAATAATTGAACGTGGGGCACTAGACAACGCAGATTTGCGTGACGTTGCTTTTTTAGTCAATCATGACTTAACCAAGTTACCACTTGCAAGAAGTAGAAGGAACAATGCAAATTCTACAATGCAGATGGAAATAGATACTGAAGGAATGGCAATCAGAGTCAATCTTGATACAGAAAATAACTCTGATGCAAGATCACTTTATTCAGCTACAAAAAGAGGTGACATCAACGGAATGTCATTTGCTTTTTTAGTAGATGGGGAGGAGTGGACAGAACTTGAAAGTGATATGCCAACAAGACATATCCGTTCCATATCTCGAGTGATGGAAGTTTCTGCTGTCACATTCCCTGCATACGAACAGACGAGTCTTGAAGCAAGAGATGCCGAAGCATTGGATAATGCCAGAGCAGCTTTGGAGAAAGCGAAACTTGAAACAAGAGATTCTGAACTTCGTAATGATATTTTGAGTTTAATCAAAGGAGAAAAACATGAAGATTGAAGAAATGAATCTTGAAGAAGTCGAAGCAAGACTTTCTGAAATCGAAGGTGAAGTTGAAACACGTTCTGGTGAAGACCTTGAAGCACTCAAGGCAGAAGTGATTGAACTGAATCAGAGAAAAGCAGAACTTGTAGAAGCAGAAACAAGAAAAGCACAGGCAGAAGCACTCAATAATGGAAGTGTGGTGCCGGACAAGATTATTGAAGAAAGAAAAGGAGAAGAAGTAAAAATGGAAAAGACTTATGGAATAGGATGTGCTGAATATAGAAGTGCATTCCTTAATCAGATTCGTGGTATTGAACTTAATGCAGAAGAGAGAGCAGCACTTACATCTTCAACAGCATCTGTTGGTTATTCAATCCCAGAGCAGACACAGAATGAAATTTTAAGAAAAGCAAAGAAAGCAGCACCAATGCTCGATGAAGTAACACTTCTTGCTGTTGCAGGAAATGTTCGTTTCGCTGTTGAAGGAACAGTTAATGATGCATCAATCCATTCAGAAGCATCAACAGCATCTGGAGCAGCAGACACACTCGTTGAAGTAACTCTTGGTGGTTATGAAATGTACAAACTCGTTGAGATTTCTGATACTGTCAGAACAATGGCGATTGATGCATTTGAGAATTGGCTCACAGATATGCTTGCAGAAAAGGTTGGAGCACTTATTGATTCATACCTTATTTCTGGAACAGGCTCAAGTCAGCCAGAAGGTGTTGACAACATCACATGGAATTCGTCAAATAGTGTATCAGTTGCAAAGACAGGCTCACTCACAGCAGCTAAAGTGCAGGAAGTTATCGGTCTTCTTCCTTCAGCATATGACAAGGATGCAAAGTTCGTAATGAGCAAAAAGACATTATATTCTGATTTCATGGGATTACAGGATAATGCAAAGAATGCAATCGTTCGTGGTGATGTAGCAGGAAACGGATTCACAGTTTATGGAATCCCTGTTGTAATCGATGACAATGTAACACTTCATGAAGCAATTCTTGGTAACTTCAAGAAGATTGTTGCTAATATGCCAGAAGCAATCCAGATTAAGACAGCATTTGACATTGACCATAATACTTATAAGTATGCCGGTGTTGCAATGTTTGACTCAAAGGTTGCAATCTCTGATGCATTCGTAAAGATTACAAAAGCAACATCATAATCTGTTCTAAAGGGAAGGGGAAACAAAATGGAAAACAGAATTTTAATCAGCATACCTTGCAGGGATACAATCTCTGTTGGGTTTGTTGAAGACTTAATGAAACTTGTCAAGCCATGTCAATGTGACATTCGCTTTGGTGTGAGTGGTCTTGTATTTGATGCAAGAGATGAAGCAGCACAGATTGCTGTCAATTGTGGGTATAGCCATGTACTGTTCATTGATTCAGACATGACATTTGAGCCATTTGCACTTGTCAAGGCACTACAAAGAGATGATGACATTTTGACGGGGTTATACTTCAAACGTAAAGACCAACATGGACCTGTCGCATATAAGCATATTCAGATGAGATATGTTGAAGATGCTTGTGCAGACCCAATCACAGACATTGAAGATTATTTTGAAGTTGAAGGTTGTGGATTTGGTTTCTGTCTGGTTAAGACGGAAGTATTGAAGACAGTTTTTGAGCATTCTGTGAGCTGTTTTGAATGCCTTTCTGGAATGGGTGAAGATTTAAGTTTTTGTTACAGAGCGATAAAACAAGGCTATAAGATAATGTGTGATTCAACAATTGAACTTGGTCACATAGGAACTTATGTCTATACAAGAAAGGATTGGATTAAATGACAAACCTTGAAAAATATGTAGTAGGTGCATTAAGGTTGTCAAGTGCATCTGCTGAAGCACTACTTTCAGAAATCCAATTGAAGATTAAGGTTGCCAGAACGGACATCATCCGTTCTGGTGTTCCTATCGAAATAGTTGAAGATGAAGACAATGTTCTTGTCACAAACCTAATCATTAAGTATGTATGTTCTGAAATGGCATCAATTGATTCTGAAAGAACAAAGTCATATGAAGCATACAAACATTGTCTGGATGAGTTGCGAAAGTCGGTGACGAGTGATGCAGAATGAAGTGATTTTTTTAATTACTGAATACGGAGCAACACTTGATGCAGACGGATTTGAGTCAACCAAGCAACAGAACAAAGTGAAGTGCTTTGCTAGTATGAAGACAGTTACATACAAAGAATACTATGAAGCATCAAGGAATGGTGAAGAAGTCACAGACATTTTTGTTGTTAGCGAACAGGACTATAATTTGTCCATGTTTAAGCAGAACAACAAGAAAATCAAGCCAACCTTGATTGAGTATGATGGTGTTCTGTATAAGATTGTCAGAAGATACAGAAAATCAACCAATGCTGATTATGTTATAGAGTTGACTTGCAAGGAAGTGGAATGATGGCAAAAATGAACATATATCCAACAGATGCATTCAAAGACCTGTGGGATTTGGACTTCGGTGGAATGGCAGAAGAAGCATTGACGGAAGGGTCTGAAGTTTTACTCAATACCCTGAAGAAAAATGCACAGAATGTCATCAAACATGATGGTGATTCAGAGATGGTCAACTCCATCAAAGCAAACAAACCGAAGAAAGCAAAAAATGGTGCGTATATTGTCAATGTGTTTCCTAGTGGGTACTCAAGTTCAAAGGTGTACTACCAGAAGAACAAGACAAAATCAAACAAAAGAAAATACAAAGTCAGCAATGCACTCAAGGCAATATGGAAAGAGTACGGAATTGACGGACATCAAGAAGCACAGCCATTCATTACACCATCCGTAATTGAAACGGAAAAACAGATTCAAGACATCATTCAGAAGAGTTTTGATAAAAGGATAAACACATGAACATCAATTCGAAATTAATTAATATACTGAAGACAGCAACAAGTCTTCCTGTTGCACAGGATATGTATGACGGAACTGAAGACAAGTTCATCACATTCACATATCAAGCAGAAAGACCAGAAGCATTTGGAGACAACAAACCCATTGCTGATACAGTATATCTTCAAATTCAACTATGGACACCAAAAAAATATAATTACTTGACCATGAAGGACACAATCAGAGATGCACTTGAGAACAATGATTTCATAGTGACATCAATGAGAAGTTTTCTTGGTGATGCCATTAATGGCACAGAAAAAATAAGAGATACAATAATCGAAGCAGAATACACAGCTTCAAGATAGAAAAGGAGAAATAAAATGGCTTATATTGGATTAGCACATCCTGTGATTGCGACACTTGCATCACAGACCACTTCATCTGGAGTAACTACTCCAACC